TCTTGCTGCAGACTCCACAAACCACTCATTAATACCCAATGTCGAAGGAAATCTCAAAATGAATCGATTCTGACGTTTCGGTTCGTAGGGTATAGGCATTTTCATCAGTAAGTCAGCCATAGTATATTAGTTTTTTCTTTTTGTGTTTATAAGTATAAATATATCCTCAAAAATTTTTTTCTATTTACTTATTCGAGGAAAAAAGATATTCATTTATTCCATCTTTGATTTCTTTCCAGTTCCAGTATAATAAGTTTTAACTATATTATCTGGTTCTTTATCAAATCTTTTTTTCATTACTTCTACATTTCTAATATCGTCATCTGAAAATCCAATACTAGGAACAAACTTATTAGCAACATCTTTTTTAAGGAATGCTCTTTTATTAAGTAATGCAGCCATGGCTTTTATGTAATCAACAAACCCCTCCATTGCTTTAACTTTAGCTTCTTCAGGATTAGACGCACCTCCTTCGTCTCCAAAAGAAACGGGATGATACTTGTTGAGTTCCAAATATGATTTAATTAATTCATTGTCGGTCATTTCTTCTTCACCCACAAACGAACGATACTTTCTTAAATTTTTAATTAGTTGTTCCTTATTAATACCATTGAAGTCGTTGATGATATAATTGTAAACTCCTTGTTTTAAAGTGTTTGGATTGTGTCCTCTCGCGGTAATGATAGAAAAAATTGATCCATTATTGATTGCCTCTCTAAAGTCATCAAACGCAGGACCTACTTTAGCTTTCATGGCATCAATCAAAAATTGTTTGTCCCCTTCAGTTCTGAAGTTTCTGAATGGATTTTCCGCAAACCCTACAATTTTTTGACCATTATAGTCAAAATCTTCTTTTCCAATCCTTGTTCTGTATTCCGCAAAATCCGCAGTGGACATTCCAACCTCTTCTCCATCTTCGTCTTTCAATACAATTTCAGTTGGCATATGAACAATATTATCGTCCCAATCAAAGGCGTAATATTTCATATCCGGTGAACCTTTCGTATCAAACCCTTCTTTAAATTCTTTCTTCATGTTTGGCTAAAAAAGGGGGAGTTAATCTCCCCCATTATTTTATTAGATATTTTCGAAAGTAGCACCTGCTGGTGTAATCAAGAATTCAATATCAATGAATTCAAGAGCTTTCGTTGGTTTTAAGTAAATTTTACCTGTTAGTGTATTTCTGTCAAGATCTTCAGGTGATGAAGAAACTGTTACACGGAAGTCGTAAACACCTCTGTCTCTTCTGATAGAATCCATGATAGGATTTACAGCGTCTAAGAATTGTTGTCTTACGATTTCATCGTTTTGTTCGAACAGTAATCTTACAGCCACCGCTGAAATCAACTTACGAGCTTGTAATAGAAGTCTTCTAACATTCAGTCTATCTAAAGCAGAATCTGCAACTTGAAGTGTCTTGTTACCCCAAATTACTGTACCTACGTCAGAGAAGGTTGCAATTGGGTTGATTCTTCCTTTGTATAGAGTATCTCTATCTTCTTGAGTTAATTTCTTTCTAGCTTTGATTGAATTAACAAGACCTCTTGTGTAACCCGCTGATGCGTACCAAGGGAACGCGATGTTATCTGTTAGAGCTAAGTTTCTACAAACTTCTCCTGTTGAAGGAATATAAAGTTGTGTATTGTTAACTGTATCTCTTACAAGAATCCATGGGTAGTAAGTTGCTGTGTAGTTCGAATCGATACCAGTGTTTTCTAAGTCATTAACCGCTTCAGTTGGATAGATAAATCCGTTGTTATCAACAGTTGACGGATCGAACATGTCGTAGTCAGGAGTTGTAACGATATAAATTGAGTCTGCTCTGTCATCTTCAACCATATCAACAGCGTATTCAGCCAATCCACTATTGTTAACATAGTCGATACCTGGACTTACAAATACGTTAATATTTGTTGCCTCAGGGTTAGCGAACGTTGATATACCCAATTGGTATGCGTAGTAGTCAGTGTTTGCCCAATCAGATACTTGATCACCTACTGCATAGTTTCTAAATGCACCCCATCCTGTTGCTGTTGGGTATCTTGACGAAGCACAAGCTCCTTTTAAATATCCTGGTCCACCTAAAATATAGTCATCTGTATTTGTTCTTGATTCTCTGTAGATATCCCAACCATCAAAACCACCTGCTAAACATACTGTGAATTTTCTTGCAAATAATCTGTAATAAGGGTTTTCCACACTTGTAGGTTCTTGATTAAAACTAGCATCACCAACTTCGAAAGCTGACTGACCACTAGTCATAAAAGTATTTCCGATTGTTACAACAGTTGCACCTGAGTCCATGTGGAAACCTTTAGTTTTATAGTTCCAAGGGTTTTCAACATTTGTTTGACAATGATCTAAAATATTTTGGAATCCTTTGAATTCTAAGAACGATTCATCAATCCCGATTGTATTAGAGAAACCTAAAAATGTTCTTCTTACGTTATCACCAGCACTTTGTACTTGATTAGTACCACCATTTGTTGTTCCAAATGGAGGATTGTAAATTACTTGACCAGGATAATAATATTCTGTTTTATAGATAGGGATTGGAGATTGAATATCACCTGAGTAGTCTCTCATGATGTAACCCTCAAATCCACACGGTAAAGCGTCAACAGGATATTCTTCTGATAACTCAAGCATTACAAATGCTGAATTCAAAGCATATTCTCCATCAGAAGAACCAATCTTCTTAGCTACAAATGAATTACTAGCTGGGTCCATTGTACAGTTTGTGAATTTCTCTAACACAACTGGATTTGCATCTGTATCAAAGAAATCTCTAATCATAACGTCAAACGTACTGTTGTTGAATGACATATTCATGATTGAAATTTTGATTTCAGTATTTGCAGAATCTCCGTCAGATATTGAAATGAATTTGAATAAGTTATAAACTTTGTTACCTCTTAATTCAGAAACAATCCAAGGTGATTTAGGACTTTGGTATTGGAATAAATTATTTGCAATTGAACTTACATTACCATCTCTTGCTTCAGGTAATTCAGTTAGATTTGGATTAATACCACGGATGTAACCGTTGTTGTATGACCAGTTCAACATTGTTTGATAATATTCTTCGACAAATAAAGGAACTTCAAATCTTGATTTAGTAAAGTTTGCAATACTCAATACCTTTGTAATATATTCTGAATCTGAAGATTGGAATGAAGTCTCAAAAGAGAAGGTATCTCTAACTCCATTTTCATCTGGAATTGTAATACCTGATATTGCAAATGTTGAAAACGGATTTGATGTAATTGCAGAATATGCACCTGATGTATCAATAACAACATCAGTTAAACCCGATACTTGGTATCTAGGTCCGTCAGTTACGTTATTGTATAAACTAATTCCTCTTGATCTCAAAGTTGCAACAACTAAATTATCATATTCTGTATATGATCCTCCACTGAATTGATAATAGGATCCTGTCATCTGACCTGAAAAAGTTTGGTAAGAACCTGTGGTTCCACCTGTCATAACTGTTACGTAATTGACAAAAGAAAATCCTGTATATCCACTTAAAGATGTGTTAGGTTTATTGAAAGTTGCGTAATACCATTCATCATTGCTTTCAGCTGAAAAAACAATATTATCCACGTCCATATCACTAACACCAAGAGCGTTAGTTACACCAGTATATGTTGAACCCGTTAAATCAGATAATTTATCAGGACTAATTGCACCATACACGTATACAGATGTTGCCGATGTTGTTCCTGTTGCCTTTGCAATATTTAAAATCTGTGTGTTAATATCATTTCTGAAAGAAGTTTGAGTACCATTATTTTGAGTAAACGGTGTATCTAAATTATTCCAAATAATATTTGGTGTTGTAAGTGCAGTAAGACTGATTGTTCCACCCGTATTACCCGAAAATAAAAATGTGAAATTAGAAGTCGACCCAGTAGCAATTGTTGAAGGATCAACGTTTGCAATTGTTGTAATAGACCAAGAAGGACCAGCGTCATAACCTGACAAACCAAGAATTCTTGTAACAAACAATTGGTTAGATTGTTGTAAATAAGACTTTGCGATATACGCCGCCTCATATTTAGGGATTTGTGTATTCACAAATTTTTCGGGAGATGTTGGTCCGAAGATAGTTGTGAATTCATCGTAATTCGTAATGAATATTGGTTCGAAGGCAGGTCCCTTTAGGGTTTCTCCCACGATACCTAATGTTGTTACACCGACACTCTGTGCCACGAAGGACAGGTCGGTCTCTGTAGTGTAAACACCAGGTGATACAAATACTTTTTGTGTTGTTGCCATTATTAAAAAGTTCTAACTTGATTTATTTTATCATAAATATTAAATTAAACACAAAAATCTTTACTCCTGCATATGTATTTGTAAATTAGGATACTTTTTTCTTCCTTTTTTCTGCCTATGAAAACACTATTGAAAACCAAAAAAGAAATCAAAAACATCAAGATCTCAGTTGAGTCTCATGAAAAGTTAAAAAAGTACTGCGATAAAAGGGGGATTAAAATTTACAAATTCCTCGAGAATTTAATCTTTGAAAAATGCAAAGAAAAAACAGATCTTTACGGAGAAGATTAAATAAGTGTTGAGATATAAACAATTGAAGAGGTCTTTGTATTGTCGACAGGTATTACTTCGAGTCTCAATGTATCCCCTGTAGTTATCTGAATTGTTGACATATCACTACCGTAGTAATAATCATTCAAGTAAACATCATAGGTATTAACATTAACCAAACTATTGAAATTTAAATTTGCGGTATACTTGAAATTTTCAGTATAAGTTGTTTCTCCCGCATCCAAGTTAAATGTTAATGAGAATGTTGTAGCGTTTTCTGGATAAACTTTCTTTTTACCTTTCTTTCTATTATTGACTGTTTCTAATAATTGAACTGTTCTTGAAATTGCCGGTTTCACTTCAAACTCTTCTTCATCAATCAAGAATCCCATCATTAAGAAATCATAACTTTGTATGTAATATTTTCTTTTATCTAATTCTAAAACCGATTCGTCTGAAACGTTTTGTAAAATGATTGGAACATAGTGACCTTTAACAAAGGTATAGGCTTGTCTAGATGCAAATTTTTGCATTACAATTTTATTCAATTGGTTCAACTCTCTCATTCTGTTACAAATGAATTTCAAACTATAAGTGATGTCCACAGGAACAGGTTGGGGAATTGTATAGATATCCACACCTTTTCTTTGACCATCCCAAGTAGGAACCGTTGCAAAATAATATTGTCTTCTGTTTGGGATATTATAAATCAATGCAGGGTTTGACCCATATTTCACTTCGGGGTTTCTGACCACAGTTATAAATGGAACGTTAACGTTTTTATCTAAATCCGAGAAGTTCCAAGTTTCTGTAAACTGTGCCCAGTTTTGAGTCGTAATCATAATATCAACCGTAGGAACTATTTTACCCGAAGTCACCGTCTTCAAATCATTTTTAACAAAGTCGAGCATCCCCCTGTCTAAGTCAGCATGTAAAACTGATTTAGGTAAGTAGGTACCATCTCTTGTGATATAATCCAAAAGTTGTTCTCTACGTGCCAATAATTCCTTTTGAGGAACTAAATCGATTTGTTTTTTTATTTGTTTTGGAAACGGCATATTCTATAATTATAATCCTCTAAATTCGTTATCAGTTACAGGTGTTGCAAGTATTGTCCTATAAAAAGGTTTATATCCACCATAAGTGTGTTTATTGTCTGAGTTAACCCTACCATCATCAATAACAGAATAATATCTAACTCTATTTTCAGTTTCATAATATCCTAAGTAATCACCAAAATCTACTGAGATTTGTAAATCATCTAAAGTTTGTTGATAAACCGATACCCTCAAATTACCTGGTTCTGATTGGTTAATTCTTGATCTACCCAACATCTGATTTGTTGGTGTCATAATTTGAACATATCCCTTGAACTCTACAGGAGGTAAAAACTGAATCCCGTCTTGTAAAGCCTCACCATATACATCATCTGTCTTCGTCTTTTTTCTATCAACCTTATAAAGAACCAAAGTAAAATTCATATCACCCTCGAGCCACTCTTCACCCATACCAATATCCAAGGCAAAATCCTCCCCACCAAAAAACTTACCTAATCTCGTAATTGGAACTTTCTTATCCATATGTTGATAAATACTTCAGAAAGAATTATATTTGAAACATTAGCACCTAATGGGTATTGAAATCAGTTTAGAATCTAAAGCCTTGTCTCTACTTGAGAGTTATGAAGGTTCCAACAATTACATACAGGAACTTAAGAGGAAATCTGTGCTCAATAAAAAGTTCTACCCAACAAGAAGTCAATCAGAGTATATTATTAATAACCATGACAAACAACCTAAGGTGGCTAAAAAGTGGGTTGTTCTTGATTCTTACTTTGCACAAAAATTAGCCGACAATAAATTATACACCGAAATACCTAAGAAGGTTTGGGTTGAGAAATTGTTGGCAGAAAAAGAAAAGGCGTTTCACATTTGGGGTCGAGTTTTTGAAACCGAACAAATGCATGAATTTTGGTTACCAAAGGCTTCCATAATTAAAGACAACTCCGTGAAAGATGTTGTTATTGATTACGAGAAGTATTCTCACAGACCTCCATTATCACATCAGAAAGAGGCAATTCAAAAGTTAGTTGAGAACAAAAAATATGTTTTGGCAGATGATATGGGTCTTGGTAAAACAACATCAACAATCATATCAGCATTAGAAGCTAAATCAAAAAAAACCTTAATTATTTGTCCCGCATCTTTGAAGATTAACTGGCAAAGAGAGATAGAGAACTACTCAAAAAAATCCGTTTTTATTGCTGAAGGTAAAAACTTTAGTACAGACCATGATTTTGTTATTATAAACTACGACATCATAAAAAATTTTCATGACCCAAAAAAGAAAGACGATTCGCAAATTATTAGAGCCAATTTTGATTTGGTGGTTATTGACGAAGCACACTATATTAAGAATTCTCAAGCCCAAAGAACCAAACTTATAAACGACATTGTAAAAAATGTTGATAGACTTTGGTTGTTGACCGGTACTCCAATGACTTCGAGACCCATAGATTATTATAATCTCTTGAACCTTGTTGACTCACCCGTTGCCAAAAATTGGATGGCATATGTTATCCGATACTGTGAAGGGTATCAGTTCAAAGTTGGTGCCAGAAAAGTTTGGAATGTTATGGGCGCATCCAATCTTGAGGAACTTAGAGATAGAACATCTAACCTTGTATTAAGAAGGTTAAAAGAAGACGTATTGGATTTACCTGATAAAATTATCACTCCTGTTTACCTTCGATTAAAATCAAAAAAATATGAAGAGGTTATGGGTGACTATTACAATTGGTATGAAAAAAATCCTGATGAGAGTAAATCACTTACAGTTCAATTTACAAAGTTAACACAAGTTCGTCAGGTGATTGCTGATGAAAAAATATCACAAACAATTGAACTTGCAGAAAACATTATCGAACAAGATAAAAAAGTTATTATATTTTGTAACTTTACCAACTCATTAGAAAAAATTGTAGAACATTTCGGTAAAGCTGCGGTTCGTCTTGATGGTTCAATGTCAAAACCCGACAGACAAAACAGTGTTGATAGATTCCAAACAGACCCTAAAGTAAAAGTTTTTGTTGGAAACATAAAAGCGGCTGGTGTTGGTATTACATTGACGGCAGCAGAAGCGGTAATCATGAATGACCTATCATTTTTACCATCAGATCACTCTCAAGCAGAGGACAGAGCTTACAGATATGGTCAAAAAAACAATGTATTAGTTTACTATCCAATCTTCGAGAATACAATCGAAGGTATAATCTATGACATCCTGAATAAGAAAAAACAAGTTATTGCTACGGTTATGGGTGACATCAAAAATGATGTAGATTTGGTGGAAGAAATTATGAAACAAATTAATGAACGTAAACAATAACGCCTTTCGGATTATTTATATTAGAATAATCCATCGATATGAATAGAACAGAAGAGAAGATTAAACAACTAGAAACCCAAATAATAGAAAATCACGTTACCGAAGAAACCAAGTTGTTAATCTCAGAAATGAAAAAAATCGGAATAGAGAAACTTCCCTATTCTTACTCAGCCCTCAAAACGTTTATTGATCCAGAGACAATGAACTTTCACTACAACAAGCATTACAAGGGCTATGTAGATAAACTAAACGACGCACTCTCAAAGAAACAATACGGAGATCTTGATTTGGAGAAAATTATCAAATCAATATCAAGATACGACAAAACAATTAGAAATAATGCTGGTGGTGCTTTTAACCACGCATTGTTTTGGAATATGTTATCTCCGAAACCAATAAAATTGACGGGAGAACTTGAAACCAAAATAAAAAAAGAATTCAAGTCTTTTAATAATTTCAAGAAAGAGTTCGAAACAATTGCCAAAGAAAGATTCGGGTCAGGTTGGGTATGGTTAGTTTTGACAAGTCAGAACAGATTAAAAATCATGTCTACTCCAAACCAAGACAATCCTTTAATGAATGTTATTGAAGGTGGGGGATTCCCTTTGTTGGGTCTTGATTTATGGGAACACGCATATTACTTGAAGTACAGAAACAAAAGAGATGAATACATTTCAAATTTTTGGAAGGTAATCAATTGGGATTTTGTTTCGAAAATGTACGAAATGAAAACTGAAACAAAACTTGCAGAATCAGTTAAGTTTAGACAAATACTTTCGGAAGAAAAATCAGAAAAGTGTGGTACTGAAGAGTCAGAAGCAATAAGAGTAATGTTCAATGTTAACAGACCGATTGAAATAGAATATAGAAACGCTATTGATAGAATCTTAAAAGAAGTGTTCAGAGAATATTGGGCTGACAAAGATAATCAAGGTAACTTAGCAGGAATTTATAATTTCGAATCAGTTGGTAGATCAGTTTTAAACAAACTTAATACAAACTATACCGCGTTTTGCATTCTTATGAAAGATGTTAACAAGGTAATTAGATCAATTGAACAAAAAAAAGATCCAATAACTTTTATAGGTAAAACACCTGGTGAACAAAACAGAGAAATAAAAAGATTTGTTAAAGCATTAGATCATTTTAAATTTAGAATTTTTAATAGAGAAAGTCCTACTTTCCAAAATTTAATGAGATCTTTAATTGATACAGATTCTGCTGGTGACAAAAGAGAAGAAATCACGGTTGCAATTATTAACAGATTTTTTAAAGGTAAAGTTGCTGAAAAAACTGGCAAGTTAGGTGGAGAAGAAGATATGTTAAAAGGTATCGATGCAAAAATCACATTGAATGGAAAAACTCATACTGCTCAAATCAAAGGTTATAAAGAAAGAATCGACAAAAATAATACGATTACTTTAAAAGGTACGGGTAATGTAAAAAATTATAGTACCGATTGGTTAATCTTTCAGAAAGGTAAGAACGTTCTCATTTTCAACAAAAAACCAAATATCATCGGTGGAAACTTCGTCTTTCCAAAAGACTCACTGTTATACGACATAAAATAACTTTTAGAAAGTATTTATATTATTATGGCAGTAATCGGAGAACCAGAAAGATCCAGAATTTATACTAGAATAAAACACCAGTTAGGTGCTCCACTTCGTAGTGTAGAATTGGAAGACGAAATGATGGACTCTTTAATGGAGTTATCAATACAAGACTATACGCAATACACTTTGGATTGGTTAATCGAAAGTCAGTGGGTTAACTTGGTTAACCTTAACATGGACGAAAAGTCTGTTGCTAAGGCATTAGTTACAAGAACGATGGATTTCGAAAATCAATTCAGTTACGCATATTCTAAAATTGTTGGATTACAAACTTCAGGACCTTGGGTCTTGAAAAAAGATTACATCGATTTATCTGCAAACACACAAAACTACGTCATCCCTAAAGGAAGAGAAGTTAATGAAGTGTTATGGTTTACACCAGCCGAAATGACGGCAGGTCTATTTAACCCTTGGGGTGGTGGATTTGTTGGGGGTCCTGGTTTGGGTGGTCCTTCAGGATTCGCTCAAATGGGTTATAGTGGATCTTATTTCATGACATCAGGTTTCGATATGTTACTACGTTTACAAGAAGTTAACATATTAAACCGTATCTATGGTGGTGATTTAACATATAGAATTACAGGTTTACCTGACGGGGAGAAAATGTTACAGTTATACAACGTCCCAGGTGGTAGATTTGATTGGGGTACTATCGGATACAACAACTATAGAGTGTGGTATTGGTACTACGATGTAGGACCAGAAGATAGAGCTGCTTGTTTAAAAGCGAACCCCGAAATAATAAAACTTCCTTCAGATGTTCCATTGGAAACATTAGAGTGGGAAGACTTGAACGTTCCTGCACAACAATGGGTTAGGAGATGGTTCACCGCATATTGTAAAGAAACATTAGCAAGAGTAAGAGGAAAATACAGTGGTAATTTAAAAACCCCTGACTCTGAAATTGTAATGGATTACCAAAGCCTTGCTACAGAATCTAAAGACGAAAAATCAAAATTAGAAGAAGAACTTAAGTTAAGACTTGAGCGTTTACGTCCTGAAAAAGTAATGGAGAAAGAAGCTTTGTTAGCGGAGAATCTGAACAAACAAATGAAGTTCAGAGCGTTCCCAAGACAAATTTACGTTATCTAATGTCAATTATTAAAAACATACCATCTCAAAGATTGGTAAACGGAAAGGTTTTATTTACCTCTGAAGTCGCACTTATTACAGGTGAAGACTTTTACCAAACTAATGCCGAAGAATGTATTATCGTTAGAGGCGAAAAACATACCACAATAAAATTGGAAAGTACTTCTACAGATCACATTGTAGTTAAAGCTCTTACTCTATTAACAATAATTCCTGATATGGGAAAAATTGATGAGGAGTTCGATGAAATTACTTGTGATAGAGGTGCATGTATTGAATTCAGATTCTGTAATGGTAATTGGTATATTTTATCATCAGACGGGTTGAAGCAGTCCTAATTTGTTTTCCCAACCTTCTTCCGCCAACTTATACATGTAATCAGGTTCCAAACCTCTTTTCTCCCAATACTTAAGTTCTTGGTCAGTAATTTGAAGAACATCTTCATCTAATCTATCTTGATCACCAGGTTCAAACGGCATACCATTGATAAGCTCACATTGTGCTGTTGTAAAAATACCTCTGTCAACAGGATCGTTAACAATTAAAGCGTCTCTAACTTCTTGTTGAAAAACAACTAAAAGAGGTTCAATTCTTTTATTAAATGTCGTGATTGCTCTTGGCACATTATACTCACCTGTCATATCAGGATTAGTTTCTAATATGTTTGGATCTAACATATAACAATTCACGGTAACACCATCTGTAATTGGTTTCGCCTTTGGATCATTGAATATGTTAACCGAATTTGTATCTTTGATTTGTTTTGCGGTCATCTTTTGAACATCTCCCTGAGAAGCCTTTGTACCATTATTAACATACATGATAACATCTCCGAGGTTAACACTGATTCCTTGTTGAATAGCCAATTCCATGTGAGCCATTCTACTCATACTATTACCCGCCTTGGTCTTTTGAGTTAATCTTTTCTTATAATCATCTATCGTCAGTTTCACTTTAGCTCTCTGAGCAATCTTAGATAATGCGATTTTCTGATCAAAAATCTTTTGAAGATACTCATAGTAATACTCGATAAATTCTTTACCGTTACCTTGTAGTAAAAGTTTAACACCTTTATCTAAAAACTCCTCAATATACAATGGAAGTTTCTTTGATTTGATTGAATTACCTGTTAACTTAATCTTACCCTTGGCATCCATAACCGCATAGTTTTTACGAGCCAAATTAATACATGACGGCCATACACCATCAGTATCAAGAGCCATCTCACCTCTCATGAATATATCATTGTATTCTGCAACATCCGCCTCAGGACCATAATATTCCTTACCCTATTTTACCTTCCAATTCAAACCACGACCAACATAAACACGGTCCTTAGCA